ACATTAAAATTACAATTAGATAAGTTAAACAAGATTGGTGGAACAAAAGCTATTGTTCCCAGTGAAGGAATTGTGTTTAAATATAAGGGAAAAACATATAAATTTACAGGAGCTTTCGCTCCAATAAATCAAATTACGGGATTAATTTCATTTTGATATATTTATATATAAATAAAAGAGGTATTTATGGCGATAAGTAGAAAACACGGCAAGAATTTAGCACGAGTACAATCTATGCTTGATGGTGATTATAAGAAAAAAATTCAAGTAGGGTATGGAGATACAGCAGCGCCAACAAGAAAAGTGGGTGATGTATGGGAAGACGCTGAAGGTGATAAATGGGAACAAAAAGAAGGATTTATAGTTAAGAAATCTCGAACACCAGGTGTTGGAATATTTCCACATCAATGTAAAGATTGTGGTACAAATTGTGATAGGAAAAAAAGAGACAAGAAAACATATATGGGATTTAACAGATGTTTTGGGTGTCAAATAAATTTTGAAGTAGATTTAAAGGCTAAAAAAATAGGTAAGAATAATTGCAAGTGGCATTTTTGGGTTAGAAGACAACAATTAGCTACAATGGACTCCATTGAAAGAGATATGGAATCAGCAATTTTTGATAACGATGAGATGGATAAATCTTTTGGAGATATGTCTGTAGCGAACGCGATGGCCAACGCTAATATTGATACTCAAGGTGAGGCAGACTTACGAAGGATACTAAAAAAGTAACAATAGGAGAAGTTAAATGGAATGGATTATGGCAAATTGGGAATGGATAATGTTAGGATTTTACACATTAGAAAAAATCGTAAGATTATCACCAAGTAAAAAAGACGATATACTTTTTGATACTATACTTAAACCAATATGGGAAAAACTTCCTTTTGGAAAGAAGTAAGATGTTTAGTAAAATCAAAAAATATGTAATTGGATTTTTTGTTTTGGCTGGAGGTATTCTTTTTGCTTTCTTGAGTGGTAAAAGTGCTGGACGGAAAAAAGAACGATTAGGTGGATTAAAAGATAAAATCAAAGAAACCGATAAATCAATCAAGAAAACAGAAAAGAACAAAAGAGTCATTAAAAAGTCTCTTGAAAGCAAAAAGAAAGCTTTAAAAGAAATTAAAAATACCAAATACAATAAAAAGAAAACATCAGCAAAAGATGCTGAAGATTATTTAAAAAAAATTAGTAAGGGGAAAAAATAATGGCGTATACACCTGCGAGAAGAAGAGCTGGAAAAAAGACTCCGAAACCAAAAAAGACACCAAGTAACGCTAAACCGATGAACCCAGCACCAGGTCAAGGACCATCACCAGGTGGTACGGTTATAGGTGGTGGTACTAATGGTTGGGGACAAGTAAATATTGTTAGAGGTCCAAATGGAGCTAAATTTGATTGTCCACCAAAAGCACAATATGGAAACGCTGGGGTAGTAACTATTACATCAGATTGTATTGAGATAGTAGATATCACTGGTGGTTAGGAGGACTATTAAATGAAATTTTTTTTAGTGTTATTATTAATGTGTTCTTTATCTTTTACACAAGAGCCTTGTGAAGGAACTTGTTTTTCAGAAGATGAAGTTATTAATATAACAAACAATATTAAAGAACTTCAATTCGATGTAGAAAAGTATAAAGAAATAGAAGTTAATTTAAATCTTCAAATTATTGATTATATGAAAAATGATAGTTTAAATACTGCATTAATAAATGATTATAAAAACCAATTAGTATGGAAAGAAGAAATGATAGATTTAGTAAAACCAAAATGGTATGATAATAAATACCTATGGTTCTTTGGTGGGATAATTATAACATCAGGAGCTGTCTATTTGGCTGGACAGATTGATTAATGGATAATACAGAGTTAAAACAGATAATTAAAAGAGAATACCTTAAATGTGTTGAACATCCAGAACATTTTATGAAAAAGTACTGCACAATTCAACATCCTAAAAAAGGCAAAATGAAATTTGATCTGTATGACTTTCAAGAAACCTGTTTAAAAGAATTTAATAAAAATCGTTATAATATAATTCTTAAATCAAGACAATTAGGATTATCAACATTATCAGCTGGTTATGCATTGTGGATGATGTTGTTTCAGAATGATAAAAACATTCTTGTTATCGCTACTGGTAAAGATGTAGCTAAAAACCTTGTAACAAAAGTAAGGGTAATGTATGATGGATTACCAAGTTGGTTAAAAACATCAACCGAAGAGGTTAATAAATTATCGATACGATTCACAAATGGTTCACAAATTAAAGCAATCGCTTCAAATGAATCTGCTGGTCGTTCTGAAGCATTATCACTACTGATAATTGATGAGGCTGCATTTATTGATAAGATTGGTGAGATATGGACTGCGGCTCAACAAACATTAGCAACTGGTGGTGATTCAATTGTTCTTTCAACACCTAATGGTGTGGGTAATTGGTTTCATAAACAATGGGTTGGTGCGGAAGATGGAACAAATGAGTTTAATTATATAAAACTTCATTGGACTTCTCATCCTGAAAGAGACCAAACTTGGAGAGACGAACAAAATAAGATTTTAGGACCATCACAAGCGGCACAAGAATGTGATGCGGACTTCCTTACTTCTGGACAATCAGTAGTAGATCCTAAAATATTGACTTGGTATAAAGATAATATGGTTAAAGCACCTGTATTAGAAGAAGGAATAGATAGAAATTTATGGGTTTGGGAACAACCTGATTATACAAAAGAATATATAGTGGTTGCTGATGTAGCTCGTGGTGATGGAACAGATTATTCAGCTTGTCAAGTATTTGAAATTGAAACTATGGAACAAGTTGCAGAATATAAAGGACAATTAGGAACAACAGATTATGGTAATTTTCTTATAGGTTTAGCTACAAAATATAATGATGCTATATTAGTTGTTGAGAACAATAATGTAGGATGGGCGACTTTACAAACCATTATTGATAGAGGATATAAGAATTTATTTTATCAATCAAAGGATATGCAAGTTGTTGATGTGGAACATAAAATAAATAATAGATATAGGTCACAAGATAATAGTATGGTTCCAGGATTTTCAACAACAATGAAAACAAAACCATTGATTATAGCAAAGATGGAAGAATATACAAGAGAAAAATTAGTTACAATAAACTCAAATAGATTATTAGATGAACTATTTGTTTATATTTATAAAAATTCAAAAACAGAAGCGATGGAAGGATATAACGATGATTTAGTTATGTCATACGCAATCGCTCTATGGGTTAGAGATACAGCTTTAAGAATCCAAAAAGATAAAAATGAACAACAATGGAATACAATGAATGCATTTTTAGATAAAAATGGAAATAAAGATGTGGCTGTGGGTTTTCAAAAAGGAAAACCAGGACAACCAAAGGATAATCCATATGAAATGGAAATTGGGAAAGATAAGGAAGACTTATCGTGGTTATTATAATAATAAGAGGATAATATGGCAGACAACGAAAATATATTAACGAGATTAGGGAAATTATTCCAAAATCAAATCGTAGTAAGAAAAACACCAACTGGAAGATTAAAAGTAAAAGATGTTGATTTTTCACAATCAGCATTAACTTCAAATTTTATTGATAGGTATTCAAGACTTCATCAGGGTCAAGGTTGGGGAGGAGCTAAATATTCAGCTCTTCAGAATCAAAGGAACGCATATGATGTAGCTAGACGAGAATTATTCAGAGACTATGAATTAATGGATGCAGATCCAATTATATCATCAGCTTTAGATATATATTCAGATGAATCAACAGTATCTAATGTTGAAAATCAAATATTAAAAATAAAATCTGATAATCCAAAAGTAGCTGAAATATTACATAATTTATTTTATGATATTATGAATATTGAATTTAACCTTTGGTCTTGGATTAGAAATCTTACAAAATATGGTGATTTCTATTTGAGTTTAGAAATATTAGATAAACACGGAGTCGTTAATATAAGACCACTATCTGCCTATGATGTAAGTAGATTAGAGGACCACGACCCAGCTAATCCACAATTAGTACAATTTGAAATAGAAGGTGAAAGTACAGGATTAGGAAATAACACAGGTGAAAAAACATTATTAGAAAATTATGAGGTTGCTCATTTTAGATTAATGGCAGATACTAATTATCTACCTTATGGTAAATCAATGTTAGAAGGTGCTAGAAAAATATTTAAACAATTAACTCTTATGGAAGATGCTATGTTAATTCACAGAATTATGAGAGCACCAGAGAAAAAAATATTTAAATTAGACATTGGTAACATTCCACCAAATGAAGTAGAAAACTTTATGCAACAAGTTATTAGTAAAATGAAAAAAATACCTGTTATTGATCAAAAAACAGGTGAATATAATTTACGATATAATATAGAATCAGTAACAGAAGATTATTTCTTACCTGTTCGTGGTGGAGATAGTGGAACAAATATTGAACAATTACCAGGTGCTACTAATGAGGGTGCTATTGATGATATAGAATATTTACGAAACAAAATGATGGCGGCGTTAAAGATACCTAAAGCATTTTTAGGATATGAAGAGGGTGTTGGTAGTAAAGCAACATTAGCTGCTGAAGATGTTAGATTCTCAAGAACAATTGAAAGAGTACAAAAAATTCTTTGTGCTGAACTTGAAAAGATTGCTATCGTTCATTTATACACACAAGGATTTGATGATGCGGAATTGATTAATTTCGAATTAGAATTAACAAATCCATCAATGATACATCAACAAGAAAAATTAGAATTGTTATCACAACAAATTGAAGTAGCTAATAATATGATGGAAAATAAAATTATGTCTCGTGAGTGGATATGGGACAATGTATTTGATCTTAATGATGGTGATAAGAAAACTCTATTTGCAGGATTACTTGAAGATCAAAAACAAAGATTTAGATTCAATCAGATTGAACAAGAAGGTAATGACCCAGCAACACAAGGAATTGATGTGGAAAAATATGGGGCTAAAAATCAATCTATGGCTAGACGAGGTGAATGGGGTGGTAGTGAAAAAGACCCTTATACACCAGAATCAAGAAGTGGATTTGATTCAGAAGATTTAAAAAAGGCGACATCCTATGAACGAGGTAAGAATGGTAAACGAGAGTTCAAAGGTAATTCGCCACTTTATGTTGGAAAAGGTGGTACATTAGTTGCGAGAGAAGGATTATTAGGTTCGCTTAAAAAGAAATTTGGTGATACACAAACTGACCAAAGTATTTTAAGTGAAAATAATATAATAGATGAAGATAATGATGAATAAATCCAGCTTAAAGTATAAAAACTTTATATTTATATATGAAAAAATACATAAAAGTGTAATAAAAAAATCGGAGATGGGATTATGCGTAAACTAAAGCATTCTAAAATCCGCAATACCGGTCTATTATTTGAGTTCTTATTGCGTCAAATAACAGCCGATTTGTTGGATAAGAGTAAAACCAACGGAAGCGCCGTTGATATAATTAAGTCAAAGTTCAATGAGCGAACTGAATTAGGTAAGGAATTAGCTTTATATAATTTATTGACTACTACGAAATTTAAGTCTGATAAAAAAGCAGAATATTGTATTAATGAAATTTTACGACATCGTCAAAATTTAAACAACTCCGCTTTAAAAAGAGAGAAGTATAATTTAATTAAACAATTAAGAGAAACATATGATTTACAAAATTTTCTTTCTTCTAAAGTAAAAAATTATAAAATTTATGCTTCAATTTATAAACTTTTTGAATTTTCAGAAACCTTATCTCCAGACGCTAAAACAGAAGCACATTTTAATTTAGTTGAACATATAACTACCAATGAAAAACATATTAACATTTCCGAAACAATTGGTGGTTCTCAAATACCATTTGATAGAGATTTAAATATTATTACTTATAAAACTCTATTAGAAAAATTTAATAAAAAATATGTTAGTCTAAACATATCACAGAAAAAATTATTAAAGTCTTATATTAATAATGTTTCTAATACAAATTCTTTAAAAGAATATATTCAAATTGAAATTCCAAAAATTAAAAAAGGTTTGAAAGCATATTCTAAAAATCTTAAAGATGAAGTAGTTAAAATTAAATTAAAAGAAGCTATTAAATCAATTGAAAAATTTTGTGATACTGGAAATAATAAAGTAGTAAATGATAATGTAGTTGTTCAAACTATGAGATATTTAGAACTCTTAAAGGAGTTAAAGAAAAGTGGAAGTAAAAACAAAAAAGTCATTTAATAATTTAATTACCTCTTTATTTGAAGAAATTTTAGATGAAGAAGATTTAGATGAAATAACTACTACTGGTGATGTAGCTGGATATAACACACCATTTGCTTTTGCTGGTGATGACAAAAAAAGTAAGAAAAAAAAGAAAAAAATCTCAACTAATAGTACAGGATATAAAGTATTAGATGAGAGTTTAGACGGAAAAGATTTAGAACAAATAAAAAAATTAATCAGGAGTGTTATTGTTAATGTCATACGAGATATATGGCTTAAACGAAACGCTTGGAAATAGGAGATAATTAAATGACTTATGTAAATGCAGATAATATAGCGGGACATCATATGTCGGGGTCCGGCGCACAAGTTCCAAAAGCTCTACCGAGAACTTATTTTCAGAAAGCTACTACTCCAACGCGTTGTGTTTCGACAGATAGACCAAATACCGTAATAATAGCTAATGATGGTGGTGGAGATATAGGATTCAGTTTTGAGGCCTCAGCTTCCACAACCGCAGGTGACTATGTTAATTTTGGTACAGCTGCCGGATTAGTTGGTAGAGAGTTAAGTATAGAACCTACAACTTGGAGTGGTTCAGCCGCTGCATCTGTTGTGTTTATTTATAGAGGCAATTAAGGAGAATAAAATGTCAAAATCATTAATAGTAGATTATATACCATTTGAAGTAACACCTCAACAAATCAATGAATCTATAAATAAAAATAATGGAAGATTGATTGTGAAAGGTGTGTTACAAAGAGCAGATGCTAAAAATCAAAATGGTAGAGTATATCCAAGAGAAACATT